GTATAGAGGCACTAAAGTCACATCCAATAGGATGGAATAGGCAAGACCAGGGTGATTATACTGGTGTAAGTTACTATGATACCTATGGTGGTGGCACTGATGTTAGACCTACATCTGAAACTTGGTATAATCTTCCTGGTTATATTGCTACGGAAGCGTTACCTAGGGTTTTAGGTTTATCGGAAGAGGGCTTTAGACAGCCACAAGATATTCAAAGCTCTGCTATACTAGATGCTCTGGCTGCAAGACAGGAGTATGATCCTAGAACTGATCCTACTGGACACCTGAAAGGTGGACCGTTCATAGGTTCTCTGCAAGACCTCGGACTTGTTACTGAAGGGGAAGCCCAGGATTTTGCGAATACTTATGGAAATCTTAGAGCTGCTGATTACAATGTTGGGTATGAGGGTGGAATTCCGTCACAAGCCACTATAAGCGAGAATTTAACGGAGGTTCCAATAAGGAGGGAACGAACTGGTATACGTGGGTTAGAGATTCCATTAGGGCATATAGAGACAACTATAAAACCCACCGAAGTACCACCATTTGAGCCTCAAAGGAGAATGGGTCCAGGTACCAATATCCCAGGCAATCGCTATACGCCTGACTACAATCTTATGGATAGTATTAGTGCAGCTTTGCAGAATTTAGGTTATGGAAGTGGTGCTTCCCCGGAAGACCAGGCTAAGTCCGCTCAAATACTCTATTCTGAAGCGATGGACAATCCAGTGTTTCATCAAAATGTTACATCTTTTGGACCAAGCTCAGTTTTTGATGCAATAAGCAACAGGGACATATCAATGCTTCCAACTTATGAGCCTATTATTCCAGCCTTTGCTGGTGGCTCTATATCCATTCCAGAAGAACTTCCATCTGACATACCCTTCCCTGAGAGTGTGGAGAATTTGACTGCTGCAGTTACAGCAGATCCAATAGTGTCTGCCCCACCACAGGAAGAAGTTAGTGAGGAGCGTGTTAAGGTAATCAAAAAGAAACCAAAGGAAAAGCGCACCTCAGTTGAGGAGCAAGTCGTAGTAGCATCAGAAGTCAAGAAAGCATTAGACAATGCTTCCAAAGGAAAGAAGGTGAAGAATGAGCTGAAGGCTATAGTAGAATTAGCAAAGGTTGATCCTACTATTGTTAAAAGATACACCACTCCTGGTAGCCAAGCATTACAGGATATTACAGCTCAAGTAGATAGCTTCTCTTTCATGCCAACCATTCAGAAAAAGAAGAAGACTGTAGACCCCTGGGCATTTGAAGACAGGAGAGGAGGGAGGCGGTGACCGAACGACAAGAGAAATTTGTTGAGTATTATTCACTTACTGGCAATGCAGCTAAGTCTGCAGTGGAGGCTGGCTATTCTGAAAAGACAGCTAAACAGAAGGGATACGAACTCAAGAAACTTCTCAGCAATGAAATACATGAACAGACTCAAAAGATACTTCAAGACAAGGTTCCCGCAAGCATCCATTGGCTTACAGAACTGGCACAGAAGGCAGAGAGCGAAAGCGTTCGCCTTGGGGCGATCAAGGATCTTCTGGATAGAGCGGGATTGAAACCTGTAGAACGCATTGAACAGACAAACGTAGAGCGAATGTCAGATGAGGAAATCCAAAGGGAACTCAACGCACTCATCAAACATTAGAAGTTTAGAACTTTTACGTGAACAACGTAAGAGGGAGAGGTATAATAGGATTGATACGTACGATCCCTACCCATACCAATCCACCTTCCACGAGACAGGGAAGGATTGCAACCAAAGACTTCTCATGGCTGCCAACAGAATTGGAAAATCATTCTGTGGTAGTATGGAGCTTTCCTATCACTTAACTGGATTCTATCCAGATTGGTGGAAAGGCAGAAAGTTCCGTCAACCTGTGATAGCATGGGCTGGTGGTGTCTCTAACGAGACAACTAGGGACATTGTTCAGTTTGAATTATTGGGTTCCCCCGATGATCCAGAAGCTTTCGGTTCCGGTACTATACCGAAAAATCTAATAATAAAGACCGAGAGAAAACCTGGAGTACCTAACGCGAAGAGTGTGGCACTCATTAAGCATGTTAGCGGAGGGAACTCTTCTTTATTCTTCAAAGCCTATGAGATGGGAGTAGAGAAGTGGCAGGGTAGATCCGTAGATGTGATCTGGCTTGACGAGGAACCTTCAAGGGATATATACTCGCAAGCTGTTACCCGTACGCTTGATAGAAGGGGGATGGTTTATATGACCTTCACCCCTGAGCAAGGCATGACAGAGACAGTTGCATCCTTCATGAACAACCTCCAACAAGGTCAGTCTTTAACAAACGCAACATGGGATGATGCCTCAGAGAAAATCATCTCCATGAATGGACAGAATGGGCACCTTAACGAATTGGTGATGGAGCAGATCCTTTCTTCCTATTCTCCCCATGAGAGGGAGATGCGTAGATACGGTAGACCCTCTATAGGTTCAGGCTTAGTCTTCCCTGTACAGGAAGATAAGGTTATAATAGAACCGTTTGAAATACCGATGGAGTGGGCTAGACTATCAGCGATAGACTTTGGTTACGATCATCCCACAGCGGTAGTGTGGTTGGCATGGGATAAGGATGAGGATGTATACTATCTCTATGATTGTCACAGAATGTCCAAAGCCACACCTCACGTTCACTCTGGTTACATCAAAACCAGACCCAATTGGATACCAATGGTATTCCCCCATGATGGAAACAGGAAGGATTCTATGGGGAATCCAGGTCTAGCAGACCAATACAGGAGTCATGGTATCAACATGCTCCTTGATCACTTCACAAATCCCCCTGCATTAGGGGAAAAGAAGGGTGGAAACTCCATAGAAACAGGTATAATGGCTATGCTTCAAGCTATGGAAAATGACCGATTTAAGGTGTTTTCCACACTTTCTGACTGGTTTGAGGAGTTCAGGATGTATCACAGGAAAGCTGGCAAGATCGTGCCCGTAAGGGATGACTTAATGTCAGCAACAAGGTACGCATTTCAATCAATGGATAGATTTGGAATCTCTGGTGGGGAAGAAGACTGGAGTAAGGAAATTGAATATAAAAACATGGGTATTGTATGAAATTAACTGATGCAGAAATTCTAAGCAGGATACAAGGAGAGATAACAGACTCGCTTGGGTATGGTGGTGAGGTCTCCAAACAGCGTGAAGATGCGATGCTTTACTACTATGGTCTTCCCTTCGGTAATGAGGTGGAAGGAAGAAGCCAGTATGTGGACTCCAGTGTCATGGACACGATTGAATGGATCAAACCTTCCTTGATGAAGATCTTTGCATCAGGTGACGAGGTGGTTGTTTTCAATCCAAATGGTCCAGAGGATGTAGAGTCAGCCAAGCAAGCCACGGATTACGTTAATTATGTTTTCATGCGTGACAACCCTGGTTGGGAAATCCTTTACTCCTGGTTCACTGATGCACTTCTGCAAAAGAACGGTATCGTTAAGTGTTGGTGGGATGAGTCAGAGGAATGGAATCGGGAGGAGTACAGTAATCTCGATGAAGTAGAATTCAATATGCTCATTATGAATGATGATGTTGAGATCATCGAGCACACTCCACGAACGGAAGAAGAAGGTGAGTTCCATGATGTTGTTATCAAGCGAAGGAGAGATTCAGGAAGAGTAAAGATAGAGAATGTTCCACCTGATGAGTTCCTTATTTCCAGAGAGTCCAAGACAATACAAGAGGCAAGGTTTGTCTGTCATCGCGTACTTAAAACTGTTTCCCAATTGCGGGAGATGGGATTTGAAATAGATGATGTAGAAGCGATGGGTGGTGGGGATACGGATATAGATGCGTTCTCCGCAGAAAGGTTAGCAAGGTATGAGTTCGATGACTCCGCTAAGTTCTGGTCAGGTTGGGGTGATGCTGCTGACAGTGAGGAGTTAAAGTCATACTGGCTACATGAGAGCTACATTCGTATAGATGAAGATGGTGATGGCATTGCTGAGTTAAGGAAGATTACAACGGTAGGCAGTCAGGTTCTTTCAGATGACCCGATTGACAGGATTCCGTTTGTCAGTGTTACACCGATTAAGATCCCGCATAAGTTCTTTGGGTTGTCGATTGCGGATCTTGTGATGTCAATTCAGTTGATAAAATCTGTATTGACACGAAACCTCATGGATAACATGTACAACCAGAACTTTGGTAGATATGCTATTTTAGAGGGGCAAGCTAATTTGGATGATCTGCTCACACAAAGACCGGGCGGTATAGTGAGAGTCAAGTCACCAAATGCAATCATGCCACTTGCCACACCACAGCTTGAACAGAGTTCATTCCAGATGCTTGACTACCTTGACAGGCTGAGGGAATCAAGATCCGGTGTCAGTAAGTACAGCCAGGGTCTAAATGAAAATGCACTAACCTCCCACACCACAGCACAGGCTGTGTCTGCCACGATGACGGCAGCACAGTCTCGTGTTGAACTGATTGCCAGGAGTTTCGCAGAGACTGGTGTGAAGGAGCTGATGCTCAATATATTTGAGTTAATACAAAAGAATCAGGATCACGAAAGGATCATCATGCTGAGAAATAACTTTATCACAGTCAGACCAGACATGTGGCAGGATAGATACGATTGTACTGTTTCCGT